ACAGTTTCGCATAGTGACACAATGGCATATCATAATATGACAAAATGGCATATGCCACAATGGCAAACAATCAAAAATATGCATGCCAAAATGGCATGTATGACAAAATGGCATGTAAGACTGTATGCCACAATGGCAAACAATCAAAACATGTATGACAAAATGGCATATAATTTTGGGCCCTTTTTGGCAATGTGGCCCCTTTATACTTATATGGAGGGAAATGAACTCTTTCACAAATCTTTTACAAATCTATATGACGAAGTTATAGTTGAGAGGCCCTTATTCGAGTGGGAGCTCATTGAAAATCTGTCCGAACCCGAAAATAGCAATTCTCGATATTCTCACATAAATAAATACCAATAAGGGTGTGTAAACAAAGAGTAAACAATGTAAACAATAATTCAAATCTTTGTTTATCGTCTAAGTAATTGAAAATCAATTCGTTATAAGCAAATAAACAATGTAAACAATAAATATATTAAAACCTTTCAATTGAAAAATAGTCAATAATTTACTTTTATTAGACTTGTATTTTTTTGACTATTTATGCATTTAGAAGTATATGGAGCTTTTTTGTTTACATTGTTTACACTGCATATAACTAATTGAAAATCAGTCACTTATGATGTAAACAATCATTGTTTACACTTTGCTTTTTATCATATACCATTGATTATCAATGCTTTATGATAATTATTATTTGAAATGATTATAAATAGGTGATTTTCTATGATAAAAATGTGCATTCAGGCATTCTGAAACGCCGCCACTATGCCAATTACACATAAATAGAATTGCTAAATCTAAAAAATTGTAAAACATTTATGCACATTTAACAAAAATTTGTTTATATATTTACAGCCTAATCAAATTAAGCCATGGGTAATATAATTGAAGACGACTTAAAATCGCTAATACCACAGAGGCACTTAGTAAGTGGCGTTCCTGAAGGTGATATAGAGTATGATACGTCAAAACTCGTAAAGGTAAATGCTAACCGTATACGCAGCCGTGAAGACTACGATGAACGCATAAAGCTAACTAGACGCAAGGAAAGTGAAGAGAAGCTAGCTGCTAAGCAAAAAGAGCAAGAAGACTTCATATCTGAAGTAGACCGCATAGAGAGCAGAGAGTCACTTAAACCAACTTTAACAGGTGAATTTGCACATCTAAATGGAACTACGCCTGTGCAGGTAGCGCGCATGCTAAAATCGTTGAATATCTCATTAGATATGCGCTTAACGAAAGCTGATACACGTAATTTGCTTGCTACACTGCTAACATGCAATGAGAAACAGTTAAACGCGCTAGAGTCAAACAGCAAAATTCCGCTAGCTATCAAGACTGTAATAAAAGCCATGAAGAAAGCATCTGAGAATGGAGACATGTCTATAGTAGAAAGGCTATGGGACCGTATATTCGGAACAAACGCGTTACATATAGATTTGCCACAACAGCAAGGACAAATGTTCGTACAGCCAAACCAACAGTTAGGGCCAGTCAGCAGAGAAGCCTACGTGCTAATACGTGAGACATTACTTGGCGTATCACCTCAAGACATGCAGCAATGATAGATGTAAAAAGCAAATACAAAGTCGACAGCAACAAGCTACTGCAGTTAGAATTGCTCACATCACTTGAGAAGTATACAAAGGCTATGTATAAAGCTCAATTCAAAAGGTCATTTGTGGTAAATTGGCATCACAGGCTCATATTTGAAGCATTAGAACGTGTCGTAGATGGTAAGTGTAAACGGCTAATGATAAATATGCCACCTAGGTATTCTAAGACCGAGATAGTGATAAAACAGTTTTTCAGTTGGTGCTACGCGTTAAACCCAGCTAGCAAGTTTCTGCATTTGTCATACTCTGACATGCTGGTAAAAGATAACTCAGATATGATTCGTCAGATTATGCAGCTACCCGCGTATACAACACTTTTCCCAAATAGCAAGTTGGAAAACACTAGAGCAAATAATACGAGATGGAAGACAGCTGCTGGTGGTGAAATGTATGCAGTATCAACACAAGGGCAGGTTACTGGATTTGGAGCTGGCAAGGTTGACGATGATACTGCAGAAGAGAAAGATGACTTTTTAGCTGGCGCGGACGACGAGTTTTTGCAGAAGCTTGGGCTTATAGGAGCTAACACAAACGTATTCGAAGGTGCGTTAGTAATAGACGACCCACTTAAGCCAGAGGACGCAGACTCAGACACAGTAAGAGAGCGTGTTAACCAACGTTTTGATTCTACTATACGTAATCGTGTTAACAGCAGAAATACGCCTATAATTATTATAATGCAACGTTTGCATGAGCGTGACCTGTGCGGGTACCTACAGGAATTAGAAGCAGATGAATGGGAGATATTATCGCTACCAGCTATAACAGAAGATAAAGAAACAGGTAAAGAAGTACCGCTGTGGGGTATGAAGCATACACTTGAAGAGCTTAAGAAGCTTAGAGAGAAAAACCCGCATATTTTCGATACGCAGTATATGCAGGACCCTAAACCTAAAGAAGGCTTGATGTATCAAAGCTTTGGCACATACGAGCCAGAACAACTACCCGTAAAAGGTAAAAGGATGAACTATACTGATACTGCCGACACTGGAGCCGACAATTTATGTTCCATAGACTTCATAGACACGCCAGAGTACCAATATGTAATAGATGTCCTATTCACCAGTAAGCCAATGGAGTTCACTGAACCAGCTCTAGCCAAGATGCTAAATAAAAATAAAATAGAAGTGAGTAAAATTGAAAGCAATAACGGTGGACGCGGTTTTGCAAGAGCAGTACGAAGATTGTTGAGAATTAATTTTAAGAACAGGCGTACAGCTATACGGTGGTTTACACAATCAAAGAACAAATTTTCACGAATTTACAGCGCATCAGCTGAAGTACAAGATAACATATTATTCCCAGTTGGATGGGAGACTAAATGGCCAGAGTTCTATAGGTCGCTTATGTCATATCGTAAAGACAATAAACGTAAATCGCAGCATGATGATGCTGCAGACTGCCTAACAGGTGTATATGAAATGCATGGGTCAGGTACACGCAGTAAAAAAGTAAAACAGAATAACTGATAAAGTTAAATAATGTTAAATTTTTAATACATATATATGGTTTATCAAAATAATTATATAAATTCGTAACATCAAATTATTGAGTTTTCACGAGTAAAAAGCCCAGTAATTGCAAACAGTACGATTATTTACTAACATCAAAATTTATTTATTATGACAGGTGTATGTGGGTGTCCAGTTGCTGCAGCTTTACCAGATGTAAAAATTCCAGTTTGCGCGGTCGACTTTAAACAGACACAAAAAGTGATTTTCCAAAGGCTAAGGAGTGCTTCAGGAGTAGTTAACAAAATCGCCAACCCAGCTGTAAAGGCAAGTTGGACAGCATTATTGTCTGCTGCTGATGGAACAAAAGCAGTTGTATCGCCTTATATTTCAGGCCCAACTACAGAACCAGGTGGTGCAAAAAATTTTGGCGGCGGGAATGCTACAGTTGGCGGCGTTGAAATTGTCATAGGTAAAGACCCTACGTCGTTCACGTGTAATTTATTCAGCATGCCACAAGACACTATCGCTGCATTGAAGCAAATGTCTTGCGAAGAACTTGGTGTGTATCTTATTAACCAGCATGGTCAAATTGGTTGCATCAAAAAAGAAACAGGTACTCCAGGAACTTTTGAGTACATGCCAATTCCAATCAGGTCTTTGTTTATCAGCGACTTAAAGCTTGGTGGTCTTGAAGAACCTGATGCAAACACGATGTCATGGTCGTTTGAGCCAAATTGGAGTGACAATTTTGCAATTGTTACACCTACTGACTTCAACGCCGTAACAGACCTAGCTAAAACTGTTTAGTCATGGAGAGAAAAGGTAATTCTACAGTGGAACTCGTAGCAGATAGCCTCAACGATAAAAGAGTTTTTAGCGTAGAACACGCAGAACGCTTATTAGCGATGAGAGATTCCGGTTGGCGACTTCCAAATGATAGCGCATTTGAATACAGCAAAGAAAATGGCATTGTTAGAAAATCAAATAAAAGCAATACTAAAAGCGCCTAGTAAAAAAGGCATTATAGGTAAAGCTGTGAGCCTAGAGAGACGAGTTCGCTTCCATACGGAGGCGAACTTGAACTCGTCTGATATAGCTCAGCCAACATTCGAATTTCTAGACTGGGTGTCTAAATTGATACCTAGAGATAAATATCAGGTTTTCTTAGAGCTGTTTAAGTTTCCACTCGCCACAACAGAGGTTGTAGAAGATGTGTATAGAGAACTTGAACGCGTATTCAATAGCCGCAATTTCGCAGCTAGCTATCAGTTTGTAGACAGGACACTATCTGATGATTGGGACAAGTATAAAAGACACGTATTAGATGAACCAAACATTTGGAAAAAAACTGGATGGCAGAAAATGAAAACTTCTCCAAACAGTGTTCTAATCGTTGACTTACCTTTAACCCAAACATCGGATAGGCCTGAACCGTATTTTTACTGGCTAAATATATCAAACGTCATAGACTTTAGCACAGACAATGGCAAAGAGCTAAATTGGATTGTGTTCAAGCAGGACGATGATAGGATAGTCGTTATAGATGAGTTGTCGTACAGAGTGTTTAGCATAAAAAATAACGAGATAGTGCGTCTAGAATTACAAAATGAGCACTCACTTGGGTTTTGTCCAGCTAGATTCTTTTGGAGCAACCAATTAACCGACAGCGACAAAGAACTCAAGAAAAATCCTATAATGAAAGAGCTATCCAATCTAGATTGGTACCTCTTTTTCTCAACAGGTAAACAGTATTTAGATTTATACGCGCCATATCCAATTTATAGCGCATACGAGACTGAATGCGATTACGAAAATTCAGAGTCTGGAGAGTACTGTGACGGAGGTTTTATTAAAGATGCGGACGACAATTATATATTACACGCGGGCGGAGAACCTCATAAATGTCCAGTATGCTCTGATCGTAAAATTGCCGGTCCTGGCTCTTTTTTACAAATACCTATTCCATCTGTTGAAGACGGAGTTGTCGATCTTAAAAATCCAGTACAAATAACGACAATCGATAGAGACTCGCTTGACTACAATGTAAAAGAATGCGAAAGGCTGAAACAAAACATCATTTCGTCAATAGTAGGGCAGAACGGGAATGTATCAGAGAAAGAAGCCATAAATACTACACAGGTTTCTGCTAATTTTGAAAGTAAAACGTCAGTGCTAAATAACTTAAAAACAAATTTTGAAGAAGCACAGAAGTTCATAGATGATACGATTTGTATTTTACGGTATGGCGAAGACTTTATTTCGTCATCAATCAATTGGGGAACAGAGTTTTATGTGTACTCAATTCGCGATTTATATGAAAAATACGATACTGCTAAAAAAGCAGGCATGTCACAAGCTGAATTAGACTCGATAGCAAACCAAATACTTGAAGTCGAATATAAAAATAACCCAGCGATGCTTCAAAGGCTTCTTATTTTGAAACAGTTAGAACCTTACAGGCACTACACAGTCAGCGAAGTACTCGATATGCATCAAAAAGGTGTGTTGAACAAAGAAAAGGTCATATTAAAAGTCAATTTTAATGACTACGTAGACAAGTTTGAAAGAGAAAACACAAATATCATTGATTTTGGCTCGCTTAAGCCATTCGATGAAAAAATATCAATTATCAACAAAACTTTATTAGATTATGTCAACAGAGAACAACTCGAATCTTGGCCAACAGCTGGAGCAGCTGAAAGCCGAACAAGCACAGCTGGTAGCTAAAAAAGAAGCTTCCAAGCTAACAAAAGTAGAGCAAGAAAGGCTCACAGCTTTAACCGGTGAAATTATCGACATTGAAACGGATGGCGAAACGCAAAAGTCAATAGGCTACGAAGTACCAGAAGGTGAAGAAGGCGTTTATCATGTTTTACAATGGCGCGGAAACGCATTTGACCCTAACACAGGTGAAGAAGTTTCAAAAAAGTATGTACAGAAATACAATGCCGGCGATTTCAAAAATTTTGAAACTCACGCGAGAGGGTTGGGATATATGTACGAAGTGTTACATGCACCTAAAAAGTAAGAAAAATGGCAATAACAAAAGAACTCTTAGACGCTAATTCGCAGTTAAGCTCTTTAACTGATGAACAGAAAAAAGCGATTGCTACGCTAAGCGTAAATGACGAACAGACGACTATCAATGCTAGGATTGGCGAATTGCATGGGCAGTATGATAGCGATATTCTTGAAGTAACTGGCCTTAAAAAGAATGACGGCGAAAAGTCGTATGCGTTTAATAAACGCATTTTGGCTCACTATAAAAAAGTTGCTGACGAAACAGCTACAAAACTAACAGCTCTTGAAGCAGAAAGAAAAGAGCTTGAAACAAAGCTCAAAGCTAGCGCAGCTGATGAAGTTGTTGTAAGCAAGCTGAAAGACGCTGAACAGACTATAGAGCAATTAAAAGCTTCATTAGTAACTGAACAAACTGAGAAATCACAGGCTGAGAAAAAATACACAAACGACATGAAAGTGTTGAAAGCTCAGTTTGAATTTGAAAAAGCGAGTAGCGGAATTAAGTTCAAACCTGGTTTACCGGAATCAGTTACTTCAACGCTGCTAAGTGTAACTGTAAATGACCTTTTGACAAACTATACGCCTGACTTTATTGAGAAACAAGACGGCAAACAGATGTTAGTTTTCAGAGATAAAAATGGCGAAATAGTAAAGAACACAGCGAAGCTGAGCGAGCCGTTTACTGCTGAAGATTTAATAAAAGCCAGTCCATCAATGAAAGACGTGATTGATACAGGTAAACAGCAAAGCGGAGCAGGGTCTAACAGCCCAAAGCCTAACCAAAGCAGCGTAGACGTTGACTTATCAATGGCTAAATCACAAGTAGAAGCTGACGAAGTTATTTCAAACTACTTGCTGAAGTCAGGCGTCGTTAAAGGAACAGTTGACTTCAAAGAGCAGCAAGCGAAAATTAGAACAGACCACAAGGTAGAAAACTTACCTATTAAGTAACTAACTAAAACAAACAACGTGCAAGGGTAACACGCATTATTAACAATTTTATACATTAAAACATGAGTTTAATTAACACAAGAATCCAGAACATTATCGCAACCGGTAATTTGGATAAGTATGAAAGACGACCGAGTGCATACGGTGCCCTTGACACATTCATCAAACAGACTGACGGTGCAGGTAGCATTATTACCTCAGACTTAAAGGAGAAAGCTCTTAGAGCTGTAAATACTCCGCTTGAAGTACCAGTTATAGCCTATGATGGTGACGTCACTATAGGTAATGTACTTTCAGCAGTAATTGATGATGACGAAAACACTTCAGCAAAAGTGCAGATTGTATTTGCAACTTATGCTTGGGGTTTTACTGTTGTTCCCTCGCTGTTTATGAACAACGAGATTAAAATCCAGGAAGATTTTGCAGCTAAGTTTCAAAAGTATTTGTACAAGTTTGCAGGTACACTTGAAGGTGCAGCCGTTGCGGCTCTCGCAGCAGCTAAAACTCAAGTCGTAAATGACCCGCTTATTTACACGCCAACTGCAAATGTAGTTGAAGCTACTTGGGACCAACGCGAAACAGTTATTGGCGATTTAGACCCGATGATGTTTGCGAATGACTACTTCGGCGCAATCGATCTGATCGGAAATACAGGCATCCAAAGTATCGTAAACAAACTCGCTCAGTTCGGAGTTTACAATGAACAGAACAAACGCATGGAATATGCCGGAAAAGAACTTCATTGGAGTAACTTTATCGCGAACGGAACTGGTAAATTCGGAACTGGTTATGCTGTTCAGCAAAACAGCATAGGAATGCTCACTCGTTTTGAACGCGAAGCTATGTTGAGAACAAAAGCAAGAACAGGACACGAATGGGACATCGAAGTATTGCCGATGCTGAACATTCCTGTTGGAACGTACTACTATGAAAGTGTTGGCGATTTCAGCGCAATCGCTGGTGCATCTTCGTCAGATATGAAACGAGTAATGAAAGAGCACTATGGTTTTGCCGTAGACGTTGCTTTTGTAACTCCGTACAATTCAGCTCCGGCGACACTTGCAAGCCCGATTTTGGCGTTTAATGTCGCTAAAAAAGTGTAGTAATGGTAAAGCAAATATCCCTGCTGTCATAAAACATCAGAGTTTTGTTGCCAGACGGCGCTGAAAGCTTTTGGCATTCAGTGCCGTCGTTTTTTATATTACTTTACGCCAAATTTATATCCAGAATAGTTTTGTCAGCCCTGGTTAAGTCTAAACTAAAAAGACGATAAAACCTATATAAAAATAATAGAACGTCTTAGAATTAAAATAAAGCATATTCTCAGCTATGATACAACAAAATAAAATTATAGAAAATTTCATAAACCTGATAGGTTTTGAAAAAGACATAGAGGGTGAAATAGAGATAGCTGATAGCTTATTACAAAGTGAATCAGGTTTATATTATCAGCAAGGCCATCCACTTATAACACTGAAAAACATGCACAGCGTAGCGCCACAATTTTCAACAAACGCAGTCACAGCAAAAGAAAGTTTTGAGCTAGCTAAAGAGTATAAAAAAGGCCAAATGTGTAAGAGCAATGGCATAGTGTATAAAGCATTGGTTGATGTCGCGCTGATTAATCCAGATAGTAAAGAAGCAATTGGAAAATGGGAAAAGTTCGATGCTTTTTCTGAGTGGCTCTACAATAAAGCTGCAGCGTCAATAAACGGGGCTATACGAGCATTTTACACAGAGAGAATAGCTTCAAAAGCGGCTAAAAGCCTACTTGATAACAAAATGCTGTACCAAGGGCCAAGTAGATTTTCAGACATTTCAGCAAATACAAATTCTGTAGTAGGATTTGAGTTAAAGCTGTTAAAAAGCAAAAATATCACTGTGAAGATTAATAAAATCGGTATACAGACAACAAAGCCTTGTACTATAAACGTGCACATAATGCACACCAGCCAGTTTGAGCCTATATACACAATTACAGTAGTAAAAACAAAAGAAAATTCACTCGAATGGGTTGCGCTCAATGATTTGTACCTGTCAAACTTATCGGACGATGTAGATACAGGGAGTTATTATATTGTGTATGACCAAGCAGAGCTAGGAGAAGGCAATCACGCGATTTATAAAAATATGGACTGGTCAGTAGGTCCATGTTCAAGTTGCTCTGCAAGTGAAACAAAAGCATGGAAAACAATGATGCGATATATAGAGTTGCATCCGTTCAAAGTAAACACAGATTTTTTAGCAAACAACATGTGGGACACAAACTACAACTTATATACTTATGGAGATAATTATGGGTTAAATTTAGATTTGTCAATTGTGTGCGATTTTACAGATTTTCTTATCGCAAATAAAAGAGATTTCCAAGATTTGATTCTTAAGCAATTTTCAATAGATATGCTTAGAGAGTTTGCGTATAACCCAAATACAAGAATTAACAGGAATTCTATAATGGCTTCTAAAGCTGATATAATATATGAGCTAGAAGGCGATAGACTTCCAGGCGTACCTAAATCTGGGCTTGTATCAGAATATAATAAGGCCATAAAAGCGCTAAAAATAAATACAAATAGCATAGACAGCGTGTGCATGCCGTGCAAAAACAACGGTATAAAGTATGGAACAATATAATGGGAAATTTCGATGATAAAATACGTGCTTTGCAATATTTTGTTGATACAAATTTGAATGCAACAATACGCGAGACAGTTGAGGACAATGAATTTGAAATTGCTCAAATGAATGCGAATGAGCAGCTGTATGGGTTAGGCATAGACAGGAATGGCATTGACATATACGAGCAAATACCATACGCGCAATTTACAATTGAAATAAAAACTGCTAAAAACCAACCAACAGACAGAGTAACGTTAAGAGATACTGGGGATTTCCATAGGAATTTTTATGTAAGCGCGAATGAAACATCATTTGAAATAAGTTCAACAGATGAAAAAACTGAAGATATACTAAGAAAGTATGGAGATAGCATATTTGGACTCACAGATGAAAATCTAAATGAGCTAATACATGATAAAATTAAACCTGAAATTATTTACGCGCTAAAACGAGATATAAGAATATGATTACTCAACAAATAAATAAATATGCAGTTGGGCTGGATTTAGTTCTAAATGAGCTTAGTGCCAGCTTAAAATCTAAACTAAAATGGCTAGATTCAGCATTCACGCTATCAAAAACGCTAGAGCTAGAAAAGTCCGGTAGAAAATACAAATATCCTGCTGCATACATAGGCAATGGCGAATTTGTATCGCTATTACCAGATAGCTCGTTAGGCAATTATTTGTTTATTGAAAAAATAGACCCAGAAACAGTTGTTGAAAAAGGATTACATAAATCAATTACTACAAACATTCAACTTATTTTTTGGTTTAATTTATCAACAATATTTGTAGAAACTGAGTATAATCTTCTTGAAAATGTAAAACATGAGATTTACAAACATCTATCTAGTCCATGGATATTAAGCTCATCTATACTGAAAACATTAAAAATATATACAGAAAATGAAAATATATTTGAAAAATACAGTTTACAACAAGTTGATAACCAGTTTCTTATGTGGCCATACGCTGGTATTAAATTTGAATGTTCAATAAAATACAGTGTAATATGTTAGAAAAAGTAATACTGCTATCTCTGGTTGTGTCATTTATCTTAGCTGTTTACTATAAGCTCAATATAAATGAAAAAATGCAGCAAATAGATAATAAAATAATACGAGAGCTAGCTACATGCACATTTTGTTTGTCGTTTTGGCTATCTTTAGTTATTTGTGTTATGCTAGCTGTAGTTTGCAAAGAAATCACATACATAATATATCCATTTTTAATAAGTCCAATAGTTAGAATGATGCTATGACAGAGCGCACAATAAATAAGATAAAAGTGAAGATGTATGACAGCATCGATGAATTGCCTATTGTAAATTTTCAAAAGTTCAATAAGCTAATGGTGATAGACAGTGGCATAGGTAGTGAAATTGAAGATATCGATTTGCATATTAATAATATGGCTAATCTTATGAAAACTGACATTAACTCTGCGCTTATTGAGTTAGTCAATATGCAACAACTGCTGTACTATATAAAAAGCGAAATAAATGTGAAATACATTGCATACATGGCTTTTATACATGAGATTAATGGTGAGGTTGTTACAGATTTATCTGATGAAAATCTCATGCGTATATTTGAAAAGCTAAACTCAGCGCCTAAAGGTGTGTTTGACAAAATCTTTGAGGCTCTAAAAAAAAAAGTAAACGACGAATTTGAGCTTTATTTCCCTGATACAGCTGATAGCCCGAAGAAAAAAGAGTTCTATGATTTATTAAAAGAGAGAACAAATGAAATTCTGATAGGGGTACAGACCGGTGAAATAGACGAAAAAGCAATTTTGAGTATAAACACTAAGATGATTATGCTGGAAAAACCTAAGCTATTTAGCGGTAGTGATAGTTTGCTAGTGAAGATAGATAAGAATTTTGACAAAATGTGTGCAACTATAGCCAAGCGTTTATTTGTAAATGCTAAGAGCTTGACTGTCAGAGAGTTTTACAACAATTTGGAACTTTTATCTGATAAAAATTTTAATTAAAAAACGTTAATAACTTAGTGCAATGCATATTTAATAAGTATATTTACAAAAAATTGAACCATGGCAGATTTGAATCCAATTAAATACAGTGATATAGTTAAGCCAGACAATTCTATAAATGACGCGATTGCACAATTGACGTCGTTGAAAGACACGTACAGCGAGACTATGCGCATGATGGCTTCTGCTGCTTCAGAGTACAGAGATAGGTTAAAACCAGTTAGCGGTGCTGTAAATGAACACAGAGAGTTTATAAAAAGCACTGCAGAGCAAGCAACTGAGCTGTTTGAAGCCTACAAAATAACAGCGCAAGCACTCGCCAACGTAGACTCCCAAATAGAAGCGCTGTCAAAGAGTCTACAAAATATAAACAAATTAACAAAAGAACAGGCTGCAGCGAGGCTAGCTAACTCTAAACAGGAATTAGCAGATGCAAAGGTTAAAACGGAAGCTGCTAAAGCTGAGCTATTACAAGCAAAAATAAGGGTTGAAAATGAGAGAAAGCTAGCGATAGAGATACGTAATAGCGTAGCTGCACAATTAGCCGCCACAAAAGCAACTAAAGCTCATACAATCGCGTTATCTGAAGAGGAGAAAATTCAAGCACGGCTAAACCAAGTAAGTACACAGCAGTTTAGCACATTGTTTCAATTGTCCCAGCAGCTAAAAGAAAATAAGAAAATCAAAGAGCTTGACCTCATAGTTAACAATCAAAATGCAGATTCATATGATAGACTATCAGCTGAGTATCAACTTCTTAAAATCAACTTAAATAAATACTCGCAGGAAGTAATTGATAGCAGTAAGTATCTATCAGCACAACAGCAACAAGCTAAGTTAGTATATGCTGAAATGAGCCGTCTACAAGAAGCAACAGGCAAGCATACACTGCAAGTTGGTAACTACAGAAGAGCTTGGAATGGTCTTAGCGTTGCGACATCACAAGTAGTTCGTGAATTGCCAGCGTTAGCTATAAATCTAAATACGTTTTTCTTAGCTATATCAAATAATATACCTATATTAGTAGATGAAATAGCTAACCTAAGGGCTCAAAATAAAGCTCTTATGGCTGAAGGAAAAGAAACAATAAACATAGGAAAACAAGTATTGAAGTCGTTATTTAGCTTTAATACTGTTATGGTGTTATTACTAACGATTTTTTCTGTTTTTGGTGAAAAGATATTTAACTGGGTGGGCGGACTTATAAAAGGCAAAGACGCTACAGATAAGTTAACAGCATCACAGATGGGTCTCTACACTGCAAATAAAACGCTTGCTGATAGCTTAAAATCTGATTCAGCATATAAAGCAGCGATAGAGAATATAGATAAAATAACAACGTCACTAAAAAAATCAAAAGGTAGCACAGAGCTCCAAAAACAAGCGTTAGACGAATATAATAAAACGTTAGGTGTAACGTTTGGAAAAGCAGATGATGTAAACAGTGCTCTTAAAGCGATTGAGAAAAATGAAAAAGGGTACATAAAAGCTATGGAAAATATGGCTTTTGCGAATGTATTTTTCGCGCAGAGCGCAGAGGATGCTGTTAAACTTATGAATGTCAACTTAAAGAGTCAACAACAGATTCTTAGAGAAGGCGGTCATGATGCAAAAAACATGTATAGCGAATGGAAGCAATTAGATGATGCTATTAAAGAATCTGAGGCTTCAACTGCTAGAATGAGAGAAAAGTTTGGCAACCACGTAGCTCAACAACAAGTAGATGTCAGCAAATGGTACAACGTTGATTACATTACGTATAAAGATGCAGTAGAAAAACGAAAAGAGCTCGCTACAAACATAACTGCACTCGAGCAACAGGAACGTGAAAGACAAACTAATCTTATAACAAAACACAGAGATGCATCACTTAATGAGGCTCAAAAATACTATGAAAAATATACAGACTTATTTAAGCAGTTTAAGTGGTCAACACAAGACGTAGGCGATACACGCGACCCTAAAGGTCCTAAAGGTCCTAAAGGTCCAACTGACCTATCTATAGAAAATGCAAACTTAAAAGTGTTAAAAGAGTATAGAGAAAGCATAACAGCGCTAGAGGAAGATGAGCTTATAAAAATGCGTGAAAAGTTAAAAGATGAGTACCTCAACGAGTCTAACATGCTGATGAATAAATTCAAAAATGAGGAAAAACTAACAGCTGAAAGTAAAGACCTCATACTCTACACTATTGCTAATAAAGCAGCAAAATTAAACGAAGAGCTTGAACGATTAGACGTAGTCGAACAGCAAAGAAAGCTAAATGTAGAAAGAGATACGCTTGACCTCGAAATAGAGCTTATGGTGGAGGGAACCAAAGAGTATGAAGAGAAAAGAAGCCAAATAATAGAAAATGCAAGACAGCAAGAGCTCATTAAAAATAAATTACGAGCTAAAGCAGAACGCATAGATGAAGCAAAAATAAATGCATATTATGACGATCTGCAGATACAAAACAGCGTTAGCGCTTTAGAAACAGAATTTGATATTTATCAAAAATACAGTGAAAGTGAGTTTGAGCTGATACGTAGAACAGAAGAGGAGAAAACACGGTTCAAACTACAACAAGAGCGTGAGCGTTTAGTGAAGCTGTATGCATTAGCATTAGTAGGCGCTAAGAAGATGAGCAAAATGGAAATTGACACGATCAAAAACCAGATTGCGGCGATAGATAATGAGCTAAAGCGGCTAGACTTAGATAGCTTTGATATATGGAAGTTGTTAGGTATAAAAATAGACGACGAACAAAAGAATGCGCTAAGAGAATCAACGCAGTTCTTCAAAGAAAACTTAAATGAATTGCTGCAAGCTCAAATTGAAATGTCTCAAAAAGCAGTAGAAGCAGCGACTAATGAGCTTAATGGTAAGCGTGATAGGCTGGAACAGGAAATAGAGGCACGTAATCAAGGATATGCTAACAATGTTGCACAAGCTGAAGCTGAATTTCAAAGAGCTAAGCGAGAAAGGGAACAATCTCTTAAAGAGCAACGTAAATATACACAAGCGCAACAAGCTCTTCAAACTGTTGAACAAACGAGTAGTTTAATAACTGCTTCAGCAAACATGTGGAAAGCATTTTCACCGCTAGGCCCATTTGGTATTGGTTTAGCGTTAGCCAGTATAGCTTTGATGTTTGGGTCTTTCGTAGGCGCAAAGATAAAAGCTAATCAACTTACCAAACAGCAAGAAAAATATGAGCGAGGTCACTTTGAAATTTTAGATGGAGGCTCGCATGCTTCTGGAAATGATATAAGTCTAGGTCTGACACAGAGTGGTAACGAGAGAAGAGCAGAAGGCGGAGAAGCAATGATGATTTTGAATAGGAAAGCAACTGCGAAATACAAGTATATGCTACCAGACCTATTTAACGCGCTAAACAACAACAGATTTGAAAGCAGATTCATGCCTGACACACAGCAACAAGTGTTTAGCGAGTCTACTGATATAGGTAAGCTAGAATCAGACGTAAATGCTATAAGAATGCATAGCGAAAGAATGTATTTCAAAAATAGTAAAGGCCAGTTAGTAGAGAGATATAAAAATTTAACAAAAACGTATTTATGATTTATGTTTTTACGATAGACGGTCGAAGTTGCAAACCATTGCATACGGACATTAAGCGAGAATACGAGCTGCAGCAAAATGAGCAGTTCTATAGGTCTTCTTTGTCTGGCACACTTACATTTCTGCTTACAGACTATGACTACATACTGTCAATGCCTTTCGACACAATACATAACGTAAAAATATACACAAAGCAAAAGTCTACAGACGCGCAAGTTCTATTTTTTGAAGGCGAATTTACTAGGATAAACTGCAAAATAGATTATGACAATAAAAATATAAAAGTAAGCTTAAAACCGGTAGACAAGTACGACGTAATTCTTGAAGGCTACAACATTGAGCACAATCTTATAGCACTTTCACCTTCATTAAAACCAGTGTATATAGACATTAGGCCTATCATACAAGTATATGCTTTAGGAGCAAAAACTGTCTCTAACTTCCAAGGTGATAGCTCATGGGATATTGATGTAGAGCCTATAGACACAGAGACGTATTTGATAGCAAATAAATTTGATTTGAACAAAACGCCAAGCTATATAGAAGTGTATAATGCGCAGGAACAAGGTATAGCTGGAGTATATATGTTCAATGAGTCGGCTAACAAATACATAAAAACAACCAATGATTATGAGTTAATTGTAGTTAATGCAGGGGACCCTTCAGCCTATGGTGAAACTGCTCATAGGTTGGAGTTACGTGCTTTAGGCGGAACATCAACGTTATATAGTAGTTATGACATATACTATTTTTATTACAATGGTAAAATAGATGTTATGCTGACTAAGTATGGCACTGGAAATGGCGATATAAAAGCTTATACACGAGGCGCTTCTGTTAAAATATATACTAGGTTACTTACAGCTAGAACGCATTTCAGCCAGTTAAGTAGCGGTAGCTGGACGACATATGATTGCACTAAGGTTTTAGACAATGACTTCAATGTTTCTGATAATCATATGTACGCTATTGGCATTACGGCATATAACTACTCATACGATTCGCCTATACAATTCTCGCTGAGGTCTCAAGTTGAACCTACTCCTTACGGAAAAAATAATGAAGGTAGATATTTTTTACCACCTGATGATATGAATGTGTATCATCCAATAGGCAGGCTATTCTGGATTCATTACTCTATGTGGTATACAAATACGATATATATGCAGCACGTACAAGATGATTTTGCTCTCACAACAGAGATAAAAGATACATTCGAACTGCACGAGGCTTTTGAATTACTTATAAAGAAGATAGACCCTTCTATGACGTTTACATCGTGGTCATTGAGTGGTCTGATTAATACAGGTACTAGCTTAGCTTCTGTGTATCTTTCACAAAAAACAAACGTGCTAAAACCTCAATACGATGACCCAGCTAAAGTAGCAAATATGTCACTTCGTGGACTGCTAGATTTTGTACGAGACGCATTCGGTTGTTATTGGTACCTCGATGAAAACGGTTTAAGAGTAGAACACATAGACTGGTTTAGAAATGGCTGTGATAGTCAAAAATCAATTGGGACAAACTTAACCACGCTAAGCCATGTACGTCATGCGCGTCCAATGAGCTTTGGTAAAAATGTAGTGCAGTTCGACACGAACGATATGCCACAGTTTATAAGGTACGAATGGGGAGACAAAACAAGTAAGCCTTTCAGCGCGTCTCAAATAGAACTGGCATCTAACTATGTAACAAAAGCCAAAACAGAAACATTTACAGTTAGCAATTTCAATGCAGACATAGACACTATGATTAGCCAGTATAACGACCAAAATAAAGACGGGTTTGCTGTAATAGCTGCTAGGTGGTCGATAGGCAATATAGTAAATATATCAGTCGGTGTTGAAACAGATAAATACTTGGCTGATAACAAAGGCACAACCACTACAGCTACTGGAGCTAATACTACGTGGTTCTTTGCTGTGTACAGTGGCGCTACATATTGGTATGTGGGCAAAGCTTCCAGAATCTCATGGTATAGGTCTGATGGAAAATACTTATCGCAAATAGACGTAGGGTATGGCGGGAGGCTAACTGTACCTGCTAACGCACGCTTTGCAAGAATGTCATATTTTGGCGCACAGACAATGAACATATACGATGTGGCTGATTCGTCTATATTAAAATCTGTGTACGAATTTAACTTGCAAAACGGTCATTTATCATTCAGAAATTTAATACCTAAGTTTCTTAACAGCGATATGCCTGCACAAACCGCAACTTTTGAAAATAACAATTTAGTAGTAAAATCAGTTAAACGTATACGTAGCCAGGAAATTTGGTGTAGTAGCATAGATGATATAAACCCTAATCAGCTCGTGCAAACTGAATTAGGTGATGCAAAAATAGCAAAAGTAACAACAAGCTTAACAAGTGGTAAAACGTCATTCACTCTAAATCATGATATTGAATAATAACACATCGCCGTTAGCTTTCTATGAATCGTTAGATAAGCAGTTGCATAGGCAGTGGCACGCGTATAGCAGAGTGTATTC